TCAAACTTTAAATCTTTTTTCATTTTACGTACATCAGATTTACAGCCATTTAAAAATAAATATCTGTGAGTAGAATCAATTTTAATTTTATCTACTACTTTTGCTTTAGTATCTAACCCTCTTCTGATGTCAAATTCAGTACCATCTTCAAGTATGTATTTATGTTTAGGTGTACTTACTCCTGTATAAAGCCAATTTGTAGCTTGGTAAATGTAACCATGATGACCATTGTTAGGGTCAGCGTAAGATACTACACACGATGGTTTTGGTAGGAATTTCAATGACTTAGAAACAAATTGAGATAAAGAATTTTTAGGTAAACCATCATTAACAACTAATCTGTTTAATTCAAGAGTTAAACATTTATAATCATTGAAAACGCATTTGCCTTCATTGTAATTGTAATTAGGAGGAAAACCAAAAGTGCATACACCTACAAGCCACTCATCATCATACAAGCCAAACGCATACGATATAGAAGGCATACGCTTGGCATAATGTTTATTCAATAACCACGTTTTAGTTTCATGGTTTTGAATAGGTCTTACAATCATATGTGCTTTAATGCAAATTTCATCATCTCTGCATCTTTGTCTTTTGCATCTTGCTCTCTCTTTTTTTGTGAACCTCTAGCTTTACCACCATTAGATATACTATAGGGTTTAAAAACTTTTTTAGGGTCAGAGCTTCTAATTAATCTATTACGAGAAGCAGACTCAGATACTCCTATAATTTTTGCTAATTCACGTGCTGTTATTTTTTGTCCATCATCTAAAGTGTAGACAATTGTTCTAAATGTAGCCATTAGAGTATATATTGTTCGTATTGATGAAACCACATTGCAAGATAAACTATTGCACAGACTTCGATAATAAAACCAATACTATAAAAAAAGATAAACCAATACCATAGCTTTCTCATTTGTTCTCCTTAATTATATTGTTTACTAATGCATTTCGAGTATCAACAAAGACATCTAATCTAGCAGATAACTCTCTTGCTTCATCGTCTCCCTGCAATAGCACACTTAAAATATCCATAGCTTTCTCACCTTTAGTTTCTTTATCAGCAAAAGCCATTAAGTCTGCATCAGTAAATTTATTCTTCTTCATCAGGCATTCCTAGTGACATCAGGAGCATGACTAAACCCATACCAATGAATGCTACAATAATTAATAAAATTACTGGTAGAAAAGTTTCATACAATAAGGTCATAGATTTCATCCACTATAGTTGACATTTTCTTACGTCTGTCAATTTCATAATTGTATTTACGACAAACTTTCTCTAATGATTCTTTTGTAAAGTTTGCATTCATGTACTCAATGTTTAACGACCTACTTATGTATGGCTTGTACCTGTCTAACTTACGATTAAATATGCTCATATCTACTCCTCAATATCAATTTTCTTATCAGTTAAAAACCCATCACACATCTTTGGGTATTCGGTTACACAAATTATCTGCCCTACCTCATCATCAATTATATTTGGTGGTATTAGTAGAGGGTCTTCCTCAGATAGTCTGTCTGTCAATGCACTACAGCCAGTCAAAGCAAGTGCAAATATTAGTGTTAGTTTTTTCATATCAGAAAGGGATGTCATCCATGTCGTTCTCAAATCCATCAGAAGCAACAGGTGTTATTGGTTGCTGAAAAGGCTTAGGTTCGCCTAAATCGCCTATTTCCATCTCGCCCTTAGCTTCGCCTTTAGTATCTAGCAATTGTAAGGCAGAATTGAAGCCTGAGAGCTTGACCTCTGTTATGTATTTCTTTTGACCATTCTGCTCGTAGCTTCTGTGAGTTAGCTGACCTTCAACGTAAAGTTTTGACCCTTTACGAAGCTGTAACTTTTGACAGACATCAGCTAGTACACCAAAGATAACAACTCTGTGATACTCAGCCTTAGACTTTTTCTCACCAGTCTGTTTATCTGTCCAAGATTCATTAGTTGCTAAATTAAGCAAAGCTATTGTTGTACTTGCATGTTTGTACTCTGCATCTTTTGTGAGGTTACCCACTAGTATTACTTTGTTAACCATTACGTCTCCTTAAATTAAATTAGGTGACTGCTTAGGGCAGTCAATCCAGTAGCGTTTGTCTTTAACTAACGAGGTTATAGGATTCCCCGACAACAGCGTAGGTGCTACTTAGCCTCTGTGTTCTTTTGTTTATCAGCAAAAGCTTTAGCATGAGCTTTATTATCTTCTAATTTCTTCTCAGACTTAATTTTTCTTTCAGCTTGTAACTTTTTGCCACGTTCAACTAAATACTCTTTATGTTCTTCACTAAGTTTAGCATTAACAGCTTGTCTTAGTGGGTCATTACCTAACATATCTTTTTGACACTCAGCAATCTGTTCTTCATTGTCAGATTCAATTGCTTGAATAAAAACATAAGAAATATAGTCAGATGCAACAGCGAGAGTTTTTTTGTCTAAACCAATCTGAGCTTGTTGTAATTTAGCGTTCTCAATTTCTTCAAATGATGCCAAGCTTCCATCAGGTGAATAGCCTAAGAATGCCAAAGCACGACCTACAGCACTTGTCTCACATGCTTCATAATGTGAAGTGTCATTTATGTTGTTTGAGCCTTCAAGCTCGTGTGCGTGTCCAGTACCCCTAATGACACCATCAACTACAGCGTGAGCCTTAAAAATTACATGACCTAGCTCATCTTTAACAATTTCTGTAAGTATTTGACCAGTATCATAACGTTTACAAAATGCCTTTACACGTTCATGTACCATTGCATAATCAGCACCACCTTGTACTTTAGTTAATTTAATATCTGACATTATTTATTCTCCTTATTTTTCATACCTTTGTAGTGATACCTAGCAACATTACAATCTTTGCCCCTCCTGTTTTTTACTGTTACTGGATACTCAGTATCAAACACGTGACCTTTAGTTTTCATGACAAATATAGTTGCCGCTAGTCTTGTATCACCTATATGATTAATTGCTTCTAGTGAAGTGATACTGCCTTTGTTACGTACATATGCTAAAACTTCATCTTGATTACTCATTTACTTCTCCTTAATAATTTAGCTTCTTTCAATTGTTGTCTTTCTAACTTTCGTCTAGCCTTGCGAGAATCGTCAGGTCGACCACTTCTCGCTTTTAATATAATTCCCTTTGCTCCAATTGATTTAGCCATTGTTATGCTCCTTCTTAACAAATCTATAATGTGCCTCATCAACTGACTGCACCCAACGTTTTCTTTTGCCATCTGAATCGACAAAAACAGGAGAGATAGGAAGTGAGTGTTGTGTCTCAATTAATTCAATCTCACCCTTGTCTTCCATATCTAAAACCCAATCTGTAATTCTGCTCATTATCTGACCTCCAGTTCAAAAGATAAACGTTCCTGTAGCACCATCTTGATGTCATCAGTAAAATCATAATCGTAAGCTACACTATTGAATTGGTCTATGTACGTGTAGTATCTTAGTTCAATTACTCTGTTAATAGCTTCAGCTAGGATTAAAGTATTTTGTACATCTAGTGTTTGGTCTAAGTTGTGTACGATATGCTCAACTTCCATGACAATGTTGTCAGCTTCAGTCATACATTCGTCACGAGCATTATCAAAATTTGCTTCGTGTTGCGATTGCCATTCATCACCTGCCCTAAGTTCTTTTGCTGTCTCCATGTTATTTCTCCCCTAGGTATTCTTTCCAACATGGTGATGAACACCAATGGATGTCGTGACGAGTAGGTTCTTTACCAAAACCGTAGCCAGTCCTGTCATTGCAGTTCAAGCAGTACGTTGGTTTAGCATCTTTAACAACAAGCTCAGGCTTGATGATTACGTTTGAATTGTTACTCATTGTAGCTCCTATTTTGTTATGTGATTCAATCAATCACGATGTGATTATACAACATCTGATATAAAAAGTCAAGCTAAAAATATAATTTCGTCTACTTGATTACGCAGACAATACTCGTACAACGATTTAGATATGACTTCGTTGTGCCATAAAATGGCAAGGGTTGCATCGTCTACGTCATTGCGTACAATCCAATCCTTGCCACCTACACCACTAGAAGTTACATCAATACGTCCATGTGAAGCTAACCTTCTTATATCTGTATCAATTGACTTACTAGAGTTTAATGACACTCTAGTGTACTTAGCCTTAACCCAAGTAGAAAAAATTTCAATCTCCTCTGAGCCAGTAAATGTGTCAGGCTGTACATCGTCTGCAAGTGACACGTTAAACTCACCATCTTGTAATGCTTTAACTGTCATTATTTGCCTCCTATTTTAATGTCAGCTAATGTTCTAGCAGAACTACTCAATGCATTAGTAACTTTTTCCAAATCTCTCTCTAAGTCACGATTACGCTTAAATATTTCAACCATAGCTTCGTCAAGTTTGTTAATCTGAGCTTGTTGTCTTTGAATCACACCAAGCAAAGTTGCCTGAGTTGCTACTTGACCTTGATGCTCATTAAGTGACTCATCAATATCAACAACGTCTTGAGTAACGATGTTGCCATGGTCATCAATAAGACCCATACCCCAATTGTCTAGCTTGACCCAATTGTTAATTTGTTTCTCAACAGCACTATCAAAATCTGTTATTTCCCATGTACTAATATTCATACTATCTCCTATTTGTTATAATTAATTGCGAACTTTTTAGCGTGTCTCAGAGCATTTTGAAAACACTCCATTTGCTCTAAGCCATTAACATCACCTATATCACCACCACTTGACCTGCTAAAGTTAACACCTCTGTCAGATACCTCAACTGTTATTATTGAACTACCCCAGTAACCTTTAGGTTGGTATTTAGCTTGGGAAACTGTATAACTCCAATCATCAGGGTTATCAGATTTCATGTTGTCATAATCCATAGCTTCATATGTAGAGTAAGTTACTTTAAAGCCTTGGTCATGGTCTGCTTGAGTCCAATCGCTGTAAGATTTTTTTACTAAATTGTTATACTTTTCAGTATTCATATATTCTCCTATAAGTTAAATTATTTATCCCATTTTTATAAATTGCCATCTACGCATTCTTATTACATCACCATCAATTCCAACTGATTCTGCAATAGTACATATGTTTGTAAGAGTAATCCTACGTGCATCTAGTTGGTCAAAAACTAAACCATAAGCATCAAATTTCTCAAGCTTACCATCGACAAATTTCTGTAAAGTCTCACGAACATAAATAATAGTTCTAAGTTGTTTAGCAGTAATTTTTTTCATTGAATCTCCTATAAGTTAAAATTTCATCTCAATAACAAGGTTATTATACCACCTTTGAGACAGAATGTCAAGCTTTATTTAATTAAATAGATAAAAAAAAGGGAGGCTATTAACCTCCCAGTTTAGTTAAGCGGCTTGTGCCATAGATTCTAGCAAAGGAATGACTTTTCTTACTTTAGCCTCACGATTGTATATCGTAGCAACTTTGTTAGCTTCATTCTTAAATTTAGCGTGGCTAGACCAATCAGTTAATGTGTTAAACAATGCCCAAACAGTTGTACCCATCTCAGCCTTGTATTTAAGAAATGTCTCTTCAAGTAAAACCTGTAGCCTGTCACTCTTACCTGCTACTTTTTCAAATACTGCTGTAGCTTGTGCATTAGTTACCCCTGCCTTAGCAAACTGTTGCCATAACTTAACGTTAGCTTCGTAAACCTCAAGAGCTGTTTCAAGCTTCTCGATAGCAACGTCTGTATCTAGGCTTTTAGTGTGTTTAGCACTATATGAAGAGAAAGCATCAACTACAACCTGTCCGTTCATACAAGCTAGTCTAACAGCTCCTAGCATAGACATAAACTTCCAAGTGCCATCACATGAATTAAGAACCATGATTTGTAGCTGTACAAAGTCACCAACGTCAACTGCCATTTCGTGTGCAGGAAACGTGTAGACAACTTTAGTCTTAGCACCATTATGTGAATACTCAATCTTTTTAGTCATGCCAGTCTTGTCTAAACTTGATGCCATAATTACATCGTGGAACTGTGGCATGATGTCAGAGTCTTGCACTACATTGTAGTTCTTGCCTACAACTGCTATTGGGTCACCATCTTTATTAACAATAGCTTTATGTGTTTCTAAACGCTTAGGCATTTCATCGTCTAGATAAACAGCAGGTCTAGTGTATAAACTCTGCTCATAAACAGTTTGATATTCGTTAGTGTCAGTTACGATTGTTAAATTTTCCATGTTATCTCCTATAAGTTAAAGTGTTTGACCAGTTGTAAGGTCTATTGTGAATTCAGCTCTATCAAAAAAATTAGCTATTTCAATAGAATCGCTGTCACCTTCGTTAAAGTTTGGATGACTGTCATCAAGAAACTTAAACCAAACTTCAGCGTTAAAGTGTTCGCTTGGCTCAGAAATGCCTTGAATAAGTACAGGGTGTTTGCTGTGTGTGTTCCTAGCTTTCATTTGCTCAACAACACCTAGAGCATCCCATTCCTCAGTAGACATGCAAGTTACGTAATCAACTGAAGCTGTCTTACCAATAAAACTATCTAAATTTGCCATGTACATCTCCTATAAGTTAAAAGGTGTAACCATTTCGATTACAGGGTAATTATACAACATTTGATATGATTTGTCAAGTCTATTTAATTAAATAAAAATAACAGACAAAAAAAAGGGAGGCTATTAACCTCCCCTGTGGATTAAGATTTTTTTCTAAAGGTTATAATTGGACGTGTTATTGCATTTTTGCTAGAATCATAATGCTCACCAGTATCAGATTCGCATAGACCAAAATAAAAAGTAGTCTGTGGAAATGATGAATTGTGTACAGTTCTTGATTCCTTAAATACTGCTTCAGCACCATAATAATTGTGTTTACCTGAATCAGTCACAGTTGTTCTCATAATATTATCACCATAACCTTCAGTTTCAAGTGCTTCTAAATATTTTCTCATTTCTGTAATTGTCATAAAATCTCCTATGTGTTAAAAGTGTGGGGAGGTTACCCTCCCCTGTTGAAATTAGTTAAGTGTAGCACCAAGTTTTGTGAAGTTTGCATGTACAACCCTGTATGCACTGACTAAATATCTGCCTTGTTGAAAATCATCTTCATCGTAGCAATAATCAGTTGATTTAATATCAGCAATTTTTTCCATACCTAAAAGTAAATCACCTTTTCCAAAACCAGTAACTATTTCAATAGCTTTTGGCAAATCGTATGGCTGATTCCACATTGAATGCATTGTGTCAATCTTTCTTGTCTTAGCCGCCTTAGCCATATCAAATTCTTTTTCAGCTTTCTCAATAATTGCTAGTTCTGCATCAGTATAATTAAATTGATTCATATATATCTCCTATGGGTTAAAAGTGTGTAATTCATCTCAATTACGGTGTAATTATACAACATTTGAGAGCATTTGTCAAGCTTTATTTAATTAAATAGAATAAATAATCACAATAAGTTGCAATAAAAATACAAGACGTGTATCATTCGAGTTCTTGGTTTAGAGTTTTCAGAGACTTAGAAAACACAAAACCCCTAGAGTTAAGGCTCTAGAGGTCTTGCTAAACTGGCAGTTGCCCCTGCTGTTTGAGGATTATTATACCATCTTATAACATATTGGCAACTTTCAGGATACGAAAGGTGATATGTCTAGCCAATTGGTTGCACTCACACCTTAAAAAAGAGATTCAGCTATGTATTCCAAGAGGCTGTTGATTGATGTTAGGAAAGAAGCTTTATACTGGTTACCACCTTGGAGCGATAAACAACCCTAACGCAGAGTGCAGAAGGCTGAGTACCTATTACAAGGTAGCGATGACTCTGACCTGATTAGATGTAATGGTTTCAGGCATACGGATAATACTGCGAAGGACTTATACCGATGAGAATCTCTAACTGCTTTCTTAGTGGTTAGGGATTTCTTTGCTCCGAAACCCTCAGCTCAGGAATTACCCGATAAGTTAAAAAGCTTTTAAAAAGGGATTTATCCCTCTGCTTTACTAAGGTCAGTCTCCGAAGGAGAAGTACATGCAAGAAAAAAAAACTAAAACAACTTGCTTTCTGTATCATGTTTAGTATAATTAATTCTAAGTTAACTATAAATAAAACTATGGACAACAAAGGAATTATCTACTATAAATCTATACCTGCCGAGATTAAGAAGCTAGGATTAACGCAGAAATCTTGTGCAGACATGATGGGAGTTAGTCTTTCAGGTCTAACACATAGAATCAAAGCTGACAAACCACAATTTCATTTAGCAATTTATGGATTAGCCACGTATTTAGGTAGCGAGGCAGACAATCTACAAGCTAATGTCCAATGAGGAAGTTGCTGAGACAATCCATAATCTTATGGCATTGTTAACTAAGATTGAAGACAAACAATTAAAGGGAGACCTCGAAGACCAAATTATTGCATTGTGTGACCAACTTAAATTTACTATGATTATGGATAGAATTAAAGATGAGAAACGAGGAACATGAAGTTCAAAAAGCTATCTGTAATTATTTAGACATTAGACGTGTGTGTTACTTTGCCATTCCTAATGGTGGTAAACGTAATAAAATTGAGGCAAAAAAATTTAAATCTGAAGGTGTAAAAAGTGGTGTGCCTGACATTTGTTTTATTTGGGAAGGCATGAGTTATTTTTTAGAAGTTAAAAAACCTAAGACATTGACACCTAAAGGTAGGCTTAGTAAAAATCAAAAAGAATTTATAGCTAAGTTGGAAGATAATGGTGCAGA